CGATTTGTTATTTTAGTTTAGCATAGATGATATAGATTTGTCAAATTGAAACTCAAGGCTTCTAATTGCATCATCATCCATATCGCCTATATCTTTATATTTTTTATCTATATTTACTACGCTGACTAATGAACCAAGTTTTTCAATTAACTTATCTTTCATTATTGCGCCAGCCTCGTCATTGTCTGCAACAAGTACAACATTATTGAAGTACTTTTCTAATAACTTAATCTGCGATGCAGATACGTTAGCGCCCAGTGTTGCAACTGCTGGGAATCCTACTTGGTCTAGTCTTATAGCATCAAAAGATGATTCAACTACATATACTAAACTAGATGCCTTAATTCTGTGCAAATTAAATAATAGTTTACCTTTTGGAAGTCCTGGAGTATTTTTAAATTCTTTACCTTCAATAGATCTACCAACAAAACCAAGAGTCATTCCATCTGGAGAGTGAACTGGTATTGTAACCATATCTTGTTTCTCTGAATACCCTAAAGCAAACTTTTTTACTGATTCTTCTGTTATAAGTCTATTAGAATAATATCTCATTGCTCTTGGAGACTCTAAGGCTTGATTGTTTAATCTTTTAATTAATACTTCATCATACTGAACAAAGTCTGGTGGAGCATACATTGTTTTATTAATTACACTCTCAATATTTGTTTCTGTTTGTTTGCTTTTTATATACCGTGCTGCCTCAAAATAAGTTCTGCCAGTTACAAACATAACAAACTCTTCAAGATTTTTTGTAGTTTGACAGCCAAAGCAAAAAAACAAACCACTATCTTTTGCAACCTCAGCAGCGGGAGTTCTTGTATTATTGTGATATGGGCAATAGATAATAAAGTCATTACCAAATTCTGCTTCTACATCAATACCTGCACCATTTAAAACTCTTTGTATTTGTTCTTTACTATAAATATTATTTACCATCTTCATAATCCTTATATCTGTAATAGCCTTTATCAAAATCTACCTGCACTAAAAAGTCACCCATAAAACCATTTCTGTTTTTTCTAAATACACATTCAATAATATCACTGTTGGTAGCACGACCCAATGCCATTACCCAGTCAGCATCATAGGCAATCTGTCTAGACCATGCTGTTTGACCAAGTGTTGGAGCACTACTTAAATCTTTTACATCGTCAGGGGTAGCAGATGAAATAGCAATAATAGGAACTTCTTCACCAATAGCCATAAGTTTAAGTTCTCTTGAAAGATTTTTCATACGTACCGTTTCATTATCCGATTTTTGGTTTGGTGACATTAATTGCAGGTAGTCAACAATAACAAAGTCTGGTTTATATTGATCAATCTTTCCACGAACTACAGATGGGTTTACTTCTCCGCCATTATCGTTTGAGATAATATGAAACTCTGGCTTACCTGCTATTTTATTAGCATGCCAATTCTTAAGCATATCAAGTTCTACTTCGCCATTGCTTAGTTTACGATGAGACCAAAGACCTTCACCCATAATTGCAAATACACGGTTACGAACTTCCGTCTCAGACATTTCAAGGGATATAACCAATGGGGACTTGCCTTGCTTCCATGCCTGTACTGCAAAATAAAGAGCAAGCCAAGATTTGCCAATGCCTGGATATGCTAAGAACACACCAAGTTGTCCTGGCATAATTCCAGAAGGTAGGTAATTGTCAAATCCTGGCAAACCTGTTTTAATTCCAACCTGACCAGTTAATTTTTGTTGTTGAATCTTTTCAAAATATGCGACGGCAGAGTCAAGATCTGTAGCATCAATATCACGTATAGCAGAAGTGTTTTTCTTTAACTCAGAGGTTTTTGTAATTAATCCATTTAGTGCTTCTGTGCCATTGCCAACTTGCACCTCACCTGCTGCAGACCTTAAAATGTCTTTAAGGCTATCATTTAAGTATTCTGTTTGTAATTCTTCAAGATGGTGCTTAGTAGCACCAACACCTTCTATTGGCTGAAAGTCTCTAAATTTTTCTATTACTAAAGATGCTGGTGGAATGGATCCATTATTATCAAAGTATAAACGAATAAAGTTCCACACATCATTATGAGTTCTAAGAAGATTTTCTACATTGGCTTGCAATAATACATGCATTTGTTTATCTTGTAATAGTGCTGAAATAACTTTTGCTTCTGTATTATTCACTTAACCACCTTCTTGCTAATTTCCTGCGCTCTGTTCGTTCTTTAATATCTTGCTGTATATCTAGTTTACCATTAAGAATTTTTTCTGCATTATAAGAAAAGTAATTCCAACTTGGCTCTTGTGCAATACTAAAATAATATTCAAGCAAATCATAGCAACCAGAAATACCATAAGACTCTATAAGAGAATCAGCGGACCACTGCTCTACGTTTAAATTTAAAGATGGCTTTTGCTCGTATTTTGCTGTGTGCAATTTACTATATCTACTAAGCAAAGCCATACGGTCTTTGCGGTCAGCCATTAATTGTCGCTGTCAGCCTCTAGTTGTGCCTCTTTAATTTTTTCTGTTAATTTGTCTTCAACAAATTTGTAAACTCTTTCAAAGGCTTGACTATCATCCTCATTATTGCGTTTTGAATCAACGACGCCTAGGTCAATTCTTAGTGATTGGAAGTTACCCAAATTAAGAGTGTATCCCAGCGTTACTGACATTTTTGTATTTTCGTTTTCCATTACCCCACCTTTTCTTGTTTTAAATATTCTCTGACCAGATAGGAATATATCTTCCGTCATCTGTTCTTGTATATGTAAGTATACCTTTTCCCATTCGCCGTGTCAACTCTTGGTTAGTTGGCGTCATATTATTTGTTACTAGTCCATCTTTTCTTGGTTGCCCCATATGTATAGATGCCAGTATATCACGAATTGCCTGTACCGTGCTTTCTGAATAATAAGATCTTATTTGCCATCCCCTTTGACCATTTAATCTTGATCCTATTGGTGGTGGAATAATTCCTTTTTTCATTAATGTTGGCATATATTTTCTATGACGATTAATTAACTTAGCAGTCTCAGCAACCGTATAAGCCTTTTCTCTATTTTTTCTAAAGTCTGTACGTAGGCAGGTTTCAATTCTGTCTTTGGTAATATTATATACTGATACCAATCCAGTAGATCTAGAACTATGGTAGAGTCTTACTAAGTCTCCATTGAGAAACCATATTTTTTTACTTCCCTTTATTACAGAGTCGTTATTGTAAATTTCGCTCTCGATAATTCCTTTTCCAGTAACCATCTACCCTCTCCGCTTTCCATAGGTGGATGAAAAAATTTTCTAGTTCCACATCGAACGCAATATATCTCTATATGTTGGATGTTTGTGTATTGTCTATCAACAAACAATCTCCCACCACATTTTTTACAAAAAATCATAAATAACTTTTAGTTCGGAATACCAATAGCAATTAGGTTAACGGCAAGCGACAGATTTCCAGATGCTCCAAACCTTACAAACCCATCAACTTTAGACGTAGTTGGTTTTTGTAAAACAACTGTAACGTTTTGACCAGCCTCTGTATTTCCAATGTTTAATGCTGTTGCTGTAACTATTGGCGGGAATTTAAAATCATTCTGAAATGAATAAGTAAATGCTCTTTCGTTACCTGCACTCACAATACTGTTTGTAAAAATTTCTACATATCCACCAACAACTCTTGCATTTGAAGTTTTTACAGTTTCTTTAATTGATGGACCATTGTCAATGCTTGTAAAATTATATGCAGCAGAAGAAACCTCTGTAGATAGGTCGTTTACAGTTTTGACCAACTCATAGATATAGGTTACATCTAAGGGTTGTCCTCGTTCTGGTAAGGGTAATTTAGCCATATATATCCATTATATCATTAGATCGTTTCGTTTAACATTCTATATACTTTTAGAAATGGTGTGCCAGGGGCACCGTCTGCTCTTGTAATTGGCTGTCCAATTAAATATACTTCAATACTAAGTCTATTTGGAGCCTGTGACTGCACAACCCCACCAACAGTGTAAAAATTAACATGTGGATAAGATATTGATGTTGTTTGAACTCTTTCTTTATATACCCAGTCTCCACTGTCACCTCTATCCCAACGCAGCCAAATATCATATCCTGTTGCATTTCTAATTAATGAATTAGTTTTATAGGTTCCAGATGGGCTTACTGGTGTAGAAATAATATTACCATAATCTTTATAATATGTAAATGTATTTGCAGTTACAGCATTTATTTTATATGTGCCATTAAAAGTAGAATCTATCTCTTCTACAGTTACCCAATCATCTACATTCATGTAATGAGCAGAGGAAGTTGTTAATGTTGCAAGGTCATTGGTTAATTGCTTATTTGTAATATTAGAAACTGTTGTTTTATTTTTTAAAACTATGACTGGGTCCCATGTAAAATTTGACACTTGATTTGCACTATTAAATTCAATTGTTCCAGGGACGTAAGTATATTCTGGTAAAACTAAATAAATTGGAGACCAATGAGAAACTCTGTTTCTATCTTCAGAGATAACCCTGTATCTTACTGAGTACCCTTCAGTTTCACTGTTTATTGGTGGAAGGTCTCCGTACGTCTGTCTATACTTTTTAATACCTGAGTCTACCATTAAGAAACACCAACCGTAAACCTAAACTCTACATAGTTGCTAGTGTTAGGAGATTTTATAATTGTTTCTGCATTATCATTTTTAACAATAGAATATCCAGTTAAACCATAAAGAGGATTGATGGTTTGGGTATTTTCTAATCTTAATGCATCTAAGGCAACATAATAGTCTTCAGATGGAACTCCACCATCTATAACACAAGCATAAATTTTTACAACTGTTACGGCATCCCAAGTAAAATTTGCCGTTGTATATAATTCCTGTAATTCTTTAGAAACAACAAAATATCTGTTTGTTTCAAAGTCTTGACTTGATTCTGTATTACCAGAATCTGCATGATTTATTTCTGCTTCAAACCTTGCAAACTCTCCAGATCCCGCATCTGTTGATGAAAAATCTACCAAAACTCTAATTGTGTCTGGAATTGCAGAAGAACTTCCATTTTTACTTACTAAAGAAAATGCTAGCCTTAATTCATCTTTAGGAGAGTTCCTACTAAAATCAACTTGTGGTCCAGTTAAATGTATGTGGTTTGATCCTGACTCAATTACAAAATGATCTTCTGTTGGACCACTTTCTTCACTAATTGTTAAATCTGCATCATCACCTTGAATTAAAATAATATTATTTAAAAATCTACATCTTTCATATCTACTTGCACGAGATGTTTTAAAAAATATTGCGTTATCAGCATTTGTTTGAAAAACTGTATCTGCAACTGCAATAATATTATCATCTTCTGGATCATCTAGCGGTGCTGTAAAAGTATTAATTTCGGTAGCAGCAGCAACCGTATGGTGTTGCCAATTTTCACCAGCAGTAAAAGCAAATACAGTTTTGCTGTCATATGCTCCAGCAGATGGGTTAGATCCAGCAGAATATAGTCCCACCTCTGATACTTCATATCTTTCTTCTGTTGGTAGTTCTGCAGTTAAAACAATTTTATCAATACCGTTTTCTTTTACAAAACCTCTTGAAGATATTGGAACACGAAACATTTCAAAATCAAGATTTGTCTTAGTAGAAAAATCACCCTGAATATCAGCGGTATCTAAAGGGGTTGGACCACAGCCAATAGCAATATATGAAGCATATGATGGAGCCTGACCAAGCAGGTATTTACCAATAATTGATTTTCCAGCATCAGTTATCATGATTCATTCCCGTCAAATTGTATACTATATATTGTACCATCCGTGACTAATTGAACCTCAATCTGTTCATCATTATTTAAACCAGTAGCCTCTATTACTAGGCTGCCAAAATCATCAATATAAACATTGGTACCATCTAAACCATTGCCAACATCTGGAGTTTTTTGATCAAACCTAATAGAAAATCCAGAAAAATACTTGTCTGAAGTTTTTTGTAATCCTAAAATATTATTTGGATTGTATGACTGTTGTATTGACCGAATATTTTTTATTGGTTGGTATGATATATTTTGACCATTAATTGTGTCATTTCTTGCTATATTGATTAATTCTTGTCCACCAATATTTTCAAATATTAAATCAGCCATTTGCTCTGTTGGAACTGATTCATCATCAAATAAAACAATATCTGGCGTAGCAGTTTTAATTAAATTTGCATTAGATGACGATAACATTTGGTTTATATTTAATGGTGTGTTTGGTGTTGGAGATAGGCTAGATGACATTTTTATACCTCACTTAAGTAAACAGTCATATCTGGACCATTAGAATTTCTTGAATATTCAATATTATATATAACAAACCTATTATTTAAAGAAGATATTAGGTCTATATTGTCAGAGTTTTTATAATCAATAGTTACAATATCTCCTAACTGCAAGGTTGGCATTGCAAATAATTTTAATCCTACAGATTTTTTAGGTGTCATAACTTTATTAATAATCCAACCCATTAACGCTTCAGCGTCATCCTGTGTTTGTATATATGGAGTATCTATTGCAAATTCGTTTTTTCCATAAATTAATCTACTTAACTTAATTTGATCATATTTATCTTTTTCAACTAATGGAGAATAGGTTAGTGAATTTCCTTGAAATGGTGGGTCTGATAGATTGCCACGTTTTTTAAAATATTCATCAACAGATAATTCATGGGTGGTATCTTGTGTAAATGCAATACCCTGAATTCTTAAATAATTTCCAGTTGTTTCATCTAGGTTAATTGCAGAGTCTGTTGAATTAAAAATTAAGAATTCTGCTCCATAAGAATCTGCATAAAATCCAGACGTAGTATAACTTTTAATTCTATTAAATGTTGGTGATAATTGAGCATAAAGTGCTGGATATGCACGATCATATTTAATATTAAAATATGCACACTCTCTCATAATTGATCCAAATTCTTCAAAATACATATTATATTTTGGTGGTTGTTGTGCACTAATGCCAGATAAATAAGTTGATTGGACAATTCCGCTCATTGCATATTTTCTAAATGATTCGTTAACGCTAATTTCTTTATCTCCAAATGCAGAAGATAAAGTTTCTCCTTCTAGAACAGTAGAATTTTGAGAATAATTTTCTGATAAAGCATAAATATTTTCAAACATACACCTTGAAGATCCACGAGTAAATAGAGCCATATTGTTGTAAATAGGGAGTGGATCTGTATCATCTACAACCTGTACTATTTGATTATTAATATATAAAAAGAATCTTCTAGTGCTTCCTATATCTTGGTATTCTACTGATAAATCATATACCGTTGAATTTTCCTCTCCAGATACTCTATATTGACCAGCAAATTTACCATCATCTACTAAAATTTTGCTAAGACCGCCCCATAATTTGATTGGAATTGCATTATTAGAAGAACTATCTTTTTTAATTTTATAAAAAATTATATTGTTTATCGATATGTCAGATTCATTATTTTTATCTAAATTTAAATATGACTCTACATTATTTTCTGTTAGAGCAATAATTTCAAAATAATATCCATTATTTGTTTCTGGATTTAACATAACTGCTAAGCCACCAGATCCACCACCAATGCTAATACTTTGATTTGGTTGGACTCCGCTAATTTGATAATATGGCATGCTTCCAATAGGGGTTTGCCCTCTAGTCTCACTATTTTCAATTTTGCCCACTATTCTAATTCTTGTTCCAAAATGTTTATAGGCATTATTTAAATTTTTATAAACATAAGAAACAAAGTTAATTGGTGTTTCCGTACTTTTAAATGATGGTCCATTCATGATTAAAGCAGAAGATTGAATAGTTCCAGACTGAGTAGACTTTAAACTATTAACTTCCGTCTCTGTAAAATAACTTGTAGCCATATTATTTTTAATAATACTATTCCTAGATGTTTCTTTTGCTAAAACATTATCAACTCCTGCTGCAGCAATTGAAGTTGATGGCAATGTAGGATTAATTTCTGTTGTAAATAAATATTTTGATTCCATGTTACATCCACGAACATTATCGTTATTAGACCAATATGAATTTATTCCAGCAAAATGAGATGTTATTTGTGTTCCAAATTGACCACGACCATGCTCATAAACTGCTCCTGGCTGTAGTCTTGGTATGCCACCAAATGATTCATAATATGGTGTTGAAAAAATACGAATTAATCCAGTTGGATATATCTTTCCATTAAATGGAAGTGATGCAAAATACTTTTGATATTCTTGATTATTTGAAATCCAAACATTTCCAGTTCCAGTAATGCTAAATTGTGCTGCATCGTATTTAATTATTTCACCATTAGAATATAGATATCCTTGATATCTTGTTAGCCAATATACGTTTTCTCCAATATCAATAATATTATTTGTTACTACTCCACCAACTACCGTTGGCAACTCACTAGATAGGTCTGAGTTTAATGGCATAGCACCTAAAACATAATTACTTTGTTTTGACGCTAATTCATTTACTGTTTTTGTTGAATTAGTTCCAGAAGCCTCCCATAATAAAACTGGTTTATATATCCAAGTTTTTTCTTTATCAATCATTGATGATTGTCTAATTGATCCATAAGATCTTTGAATATATCTAGTTGTATAACTTATTTTTCCATCATTAAATACTTTTTTATCTTCACTGCTTGCAGAAATAATATTTGGTATGTTTGATGTTGTCTGATTTTCAATAATTCCAGAAATAGATTGATTATTATTTCCAAGTAATCCCATATCAGTACTACGCATTTCTTCTGTTGGCATTAAATAGTCTTTGCTCATTACTATAAAATTATTGTATTCATCAAAAAACATTGCCGTTTGTGTTGATATTGCAAGTTGATTTAATACTTCTGCAACGTTTTGGTCTGGTGCAACAAAGAAATAAGGGATAATTGGATCATTTTCACCATCAACTCTTTTAAAAGAATAGTTAGTAAAACCAATATAATCAAGCAATAGCGATATAGCATAACTTAATGAAACTTCTGTAACAAGCATTCTTGGAGCAGGCATTGATTCTAAAAAGAAATAAAAATCTCTTAATTCTAAAGACAATGTCCCTCCAGTCACATCAGACTGTGGCATTCCTTCTGAGTATAATGTTTTTATTGGTACAGAATAATCTGATCCATCTACATTTAAAATTTGTTCATAAAGATTAAATTTAATATTTTTTCTTAAATAATCTTTAATAATACTATTTGTATTATTAGGATTAAATGCTTGTTCTGCATCAAATATAGAAAGAGATCCAGTAGAGGCTAGTAATTGACCAACTGGCAAAGAAGTATTGCCAATGTCAGAAAGAGATTTCTTTACTTGATATTCAATAACCTCATCAGATATATCTACAACAAGTCTTGGAGACATCTCAATTAAATCAAAAGTAGACTCATTCTTATTCATTAATTCTACAACGATTCTAATTCCACGAATATATTCAAATTCTCTATATTTAAATTCTGCCGTTACTGGATCGGAAAATGCTATTGGAGATACAAGATCTTTAACGAAATTAGTTTGTGAGTTAACTGACTCAGATCCAAGACTCCACCCATATTCTGGAGTAAAAGTTTCATAGTCAGATATTGCATTGTTCCAAACAAAAAATGTACCCACATTAAATTCATTTTCTTTAACCAAGTAAGCATATCCATCTATTGATGCTTCTGGTAAAAGCGTTGCTGATGAATATGTTTCTGCAAAAACAAAATTTTCTTTATAGGCATCTGGAATGATTAGTCCATACTCTAATTCTACATATCCATCTGGTTGAATTATTTGACTACCGTCTGCCCTTGTTGAATTTTCATTAAATGAATAGGCATCTACCCAATTATTATTTTTTAAATATTGTATTTTCCATCTTTTAGGTGTTGTTTTGTTGGCATTTCCATAAAGTGGGTCTGGGGTTGTTGATGAAAAATTGATAAAGTTTGACAAATCTACAGTTCCTACATTTGTTTGCATTTTAACAACAATTCTATTTGCTGGCACATTTTCTTTATATACTACAAACGGAACCGCATCATCAATATAAAATAAACCATTTAATATATTTCTTGCAATTCCACGCTCTATACTATTTTCTTTTCTGTATGAATTCCAATATTTAAATTGATCATACCTGGAAGACATATAATATCTTGGTCTTTGTGCTAAAAATGCTCCAGAATTTGCAAGGTATTGTTTGTTGTTATAAAAAAATAAAGGCTTGTTGATTCCTGACCTAGGTCTAAATGGCTTTAAGCAATCTTCTAATGAGTATAATAGTTTTCTTTTTTGCTCTATAGATGTAAATTGTTGCGGTACATCCTGATTGTCTACCCCGCCATCTACAGAAATTTCAGAGTCTGTTGCATCTATATAATAATCTCCTTCATCTAATTGATCAAAAGATGATGGAAGGGTTTGATACTTTACTTCTGAACCAGTTGGTCTGTATCTATAATTACCAACATAAAAAATATTATCTGGCATATTCATATTCCATTCAGCCAAGACTAAAGATCTTGTTTGAATTGTTGCAGATGTTTCAAAATGGGTCTTTAATGCTTCACTAACAAACACTCTAGACCTCTTCCAGCATTACCGATATATTCCAAAGATCATGATTGCTGCCACCACGTTTTACAACTGAATAGTTAAAGTCTGAAAAATAAACTTGAATTATTTGATTATACTTTCCTAAATTCCCAAATGCTGCATCATCATCTCCAAAATTTTTGTATTTATCATATGCTAAAAACATCCAAAATGGACCTTTATGATTTTCATACCAATCTAGTATTTCCATTCCACCTGCACCACCGTCAGAAGTGTATTCTCCTGTTGTATTTTTTCTTGGTGATACTCCACTTGCATTAAAGTCTGCAACGTCTAAATAGGCACGGGATGGCAAATTATTCCAAGATACACTCATTGTAAGTTTATCTGCAATGTGATAGGACCTCATGCGACCATTAATTGTTCTTTCACGTTTTTCTATTCTTTCTGAATTAAATGACATTTCTGATCTATTGTGATCTGACAATATTAAAAATTGATCAATACCGCCTGTGGTAAGGGCTGGATCTGCCCCTATTTCTTGTCCAGTTGGCACGTAAAGCCCATCAGTTAGTGTTCCAGCATTCTCTGACCAAAGTATTGCCTGTGGTCTCTGATAGCGTTTTCTGCCTGAAACGTATGCTGCGGTTGCCATTATGCCCCTCTTTGAGTCTTAATTCTTTGACTGTCAATTCGTTTAATCTGAGTCATAACAGTTCTTGCAATATCGTCTGGACTAGATTCAGATTTAACATTAACACTTAAACTATAATTATACACTGAAGACCCTCCATATGAGCCATCATTTATTTTATTAAGATTATTTACTCCAAATGAGTCAACAGCATTTTTACGAACAACAAATTCTCCAGGAGTAAGCATTGCTGGAATTGTGTCGGTACCCTTAGAGTATCCCCCAGAAACATAATATTTAGGAATTATTCCACCCATTGCTCTTGCACGATAAGACACTGCGGCTGTTTTTGGTGGAACGTATACAGAAGTTTTTGCTGGATTTCCTTGCCCATAAGTAAAACTTGAAGCAGTAGGTGTATATCCATAATTTTTTGATGTACCGCCTCCGCCACCAGCGGGAGTATCTGGTATTTTTACTGTGGTTTGAACCTTAGTAATTAAGTTTTCTATATTTGTTTTTACTTTTGCAAGAGTTGCAGCGGTATCTGCTAAAGGTATTGATGGAGCAGTTATATCTGTAATCTTTTTTGCTGTTGAAGTAGAAAATGCATCTTTTGATGCTTTAGCAACTGCATCTAAAGCCATAACTAGAGAGTTAGCGTCACCCAATGCTCCTTTTAAAACATTTCTTAAAAATGAATCACTTGTTAAATTTATATTTTCATTTTGTGCAAGATCTAAAGCCTTAACAGATTCATCAATTTGTGCTTTTGTTAAACCTAAGTATGTAATTCCTTCTTTTGTTGTTTGAATTTGCTTTTCTAAATTAGACCTTAATTCATTTTGAGCATTAATATTTTTTTGAATTGCGTCTTTTTGAAAACCTAATCCATCCAGTTGTTCTTTTTGAATTTTAGCAATATCAAGTTGTAACTGTTTGTTTTCTTTTTCTAATGTATTTCTACCAAGTGAAGAAATTCTTGAATCTCTTGATGTGGCTAAAGATGTTTCCATTCTTTCATTAATAAATGCCGCTTGCCTTGCTCTTGCATCTTGTGCGATTGACGCAGCAGCAGAAATATCTCCACGAGTAAGTGCATCAGCAAGAGTTAATCTCTCTTTTTCAGATGCATTAATTTCTTGATTAATGTCTCGTACTTTATTTAGTGCTTGAATTTGTAAATTATATTGCTCATTAATTTCTTCTTCTTTAATTGCTATTTGATCAATTAAATAAGAGTTAGATTTTATTTTTGCCTCAATTGGTGTAATTGAAGTTTCTGTAATTTTATCAATTTCTTTATTTATATCTTTTAATAATTCCTCTTGTCTTTCTAATTCATCATTATATGCTTTAAGTTTTGAAGCATTTTGCATATCAATTAATTGTTCTTGAAGAGCAATAAAGTCTTGTGCTTGTTTTAATACATCTAATTGTGTTTTTACTTTTTTTGTTTCTGTATTGTTTACATCTTTGTACGAATTATTTAATGACTTATTTGCAATTTCTTGTAGTTTAGTTGCGTCAGCAATTGCTTTAGCAACGTCTGATCTAACTGCTGCTGCCCTAATTTGGGCATCAACATCTTTTGGATCATCTGCAGCAATTCTTAAAGCACCCAGCGCTGCCATAGATACTGTAGCATTAACTGCCGCTGCCTGTAAAAGCAAAATTTTGTCTTTAACATCATTAATCTGTATAGCATTTTTTGCAAGTTCTGACTCCATCTGATTTAATGCAGCATTTAACAATAACGTCTGTTGTCTTGCATTTGGAATTTGTGTTATCAACGTATCCATTGTCTTAGCAAATGAAGCATTAAACTCTTTTCCAGTTATTACTCCATTTTTAAACATTCCAGATAATCCGTTAAAGAAAGTTTTAAGCAATGCTCCTGAATTTTTTAACTCTGCCTCTATTTTTTTGCCAGGAACTAGTTGCGATACCCATCTTCCAGATTCATTTAACACCATCTTTCTTTCAAGATTTTCATTAATAAATTTAGGCAATGCTGATAATTTTGTAGTAATTTCATTTTGTAGTTCAGTATTTAATACATTTATATCTATATTTTTAAAGTCAACCTTTAGGCTTGTTCTGCCAGCCTCTTCTTGAATTGCTCTAAGAATTAGAGAAACCTGGTCTTTTGTAAATCCTTTTCCAAGCAATTCTTGACCTTTTGTTTTTAATGCAGTCATTGCATCATTATCTGATAGTTTAGAGACAGCCTCTATTGTAGATGCAAATTCTTTAAATGTATCTGATGCCTTAAATTTGTCAAGTGCTTCTCTTGTATTTTTATCAACAATTAGTTGTGGCTTAGTAGTTTCTAATCCAGTTTTTGTAGGGATAACTCCAAAATAATCACCTAAACCTTGAATTTGTTCTTTTGTATTTTTTACAGCATCGCCAAATGCTTCTAATTGTTTTCTTTCTCTTTCTCTTGCAGCATTAACTAATTTAATAATTGCAATACCAGCAGTCAATGCTAGTGCAGCACCACCAAATGCAAACTTAAACTTACTTATAAATCCAATTAAACTCTTTGGAAGTATTTGTAAAATACTAGAAAATGCAAATGCTACTCCGCTAATTTTAAATATAACTTCTGATAGTTTTCCTAAATTGCCACCAGCCATTGATGCAATGCCAGCAAGAGATGTTAGAGCAAAAGTACTGCCCATTATTTTATTATTTAAATTACCTAATTTTTGAGTAGATGCCATTAGTAATTGTGATTGTTTTTGTTGTTGAAGGTTTATGAGATTTTCTCTGTTTACCCTTGCTTTTGCAACTGTTTCTGATAATGGAATTCCTGCTGATTTAGGCACATTTGATGCTACATAGCCTGGCTGTCCTGGTGCTCTAAATGGAATGGATCCAACTCCACCTTTAACTCCGCCAGTAGCAGCCCTACCTAATTGAGAACCTACTAGTGCAACATCGTCTTGTCTATCTGACATTCCAACTTCAAGACCACGAGCAATATCTTGACCAACTTTTATTGTTTTCTTAGATGGAGACGCAGCAGCAGCACCTTGTTTTGCACCACTTACAGCAGACATAGATAACTGCTGTCCTTGATTAAAACCTTGTTTTTGTAATTGTGAGAATAAGGTTTGTGATTTATATGAAGTTATTCCTTGCTCATAACCCAACCCCTGCATTTGAACTTTTCTAGATAAACCTATTCTTTGTCCACGATCTCCACGATTAATTTCTCCACCAAATGCACCTATTGTTGTTACTTGTTTTTGTATTTTTGGCAAAGATTCTTTAAATGCTTGAGTTGTTGCTTGTGTCATTGTTTCTTGCAAAGCAATTTCTACAGCATTATAAAATTCTGGATCTGAAACAGCCTTTGAGCCTGCTAAAGATAGTTGCTTTCCTATGTTTTTACCAAACAAAATTACATCTTGTTTTACTGCTGGATCAGATGCTGCTGAAGGTAAAAGACTTGTTATACTCTTATATATTCTTGATGTAGCCAATTCTGCGTTTTGTTCAAAAAATTGTCCACCCTCTGTACCAGACATTTTTCCTTTATTTAGTTTTTCAGGAGCAACAAATCCAAAATTAGTAAATGCTTTTACTCTTGTTGCTTGTTCAAGATTTCTTGCTACTGATTGTGAAACAGCCGAGGCTAGTTGTTGAATTGCTTGTTGATCAAGATTTCTGCCTGCTGCTCCGTGAGCAAAAACCATTCCCATAGAACTGGAAGGATTTCTTCCATCTTGATATCCTGGAATATTATTTGCAATCATTCCTTGAATTAAAGGAGCATATTTCTTTGCCATATCTGTTGGAATAACTGCTTCTCCTGGAGATAACATTGCTGGAACTATGTCTCCTGCACCCTTTGGTCCTGGTACTGAAACAATACCACTTGCTAATTTTTTACCGCCCCGTCCTGGCATCATCATTCCAGGATTATTAAACATAAATGATTGACCTGCTCTAGCAGCGCTTTGGTATGCAGCAATTAATTTTTGAAGTGCTGCTGTTTCAGCAGTAAATTGTTGTGTTAATCTTGCATGTGATTGATCTAGTGAGTGTGCAGCGGCGGCGGCTTCTAGTTGTTCGGTATTTAAATACTGTGTTTGTTGTCCCAAAATTTCTGATTGACCACTTAGTCTTAAATATCCTTGCCTTAATATCATTGCACCTTTAACTGCGTTAGCAAGTAAGTTAGCAAGTAAACCAAATGTCATTAAAAATATTGGTCCAACTGCACCAATACCAACAGTTAAAACAGTTATAAGACGTTTAGTACCATCTGACAAGTTTCCAAATTTTTCTAGCACTCCACCAACAAACTCTACAATGGGTGTTGCTGCTTCTAAAAATGCTTTTCCAACTGGAACAAGTGCGAGTTTAAGATCTTCAACACTCTTTTTAAATTTATTCATTGCAGAATCTGCTGTCATTCCTAATTCTTGCTCAGAAAGAGCAGACAACTCTTCTACTGATGAGTTTGCTAAATCAAGTACACGAGCAGCCTGATTTCCATCTTTTGCTACGTTAGCAAATAATGTTGATAAACGAGCAAACTGGAATTTACCAAACATCTGTTCAATTGCCTGTGCTCTATTAAGAGGATCTAATTGATTTAAAGCATTTGCAAATTCAATAACTGTTGCTTTTAAATCGCCTTTATTTTTTACAACAATTTCTTTTGCATTTATTCCAAATTGAGCAAGCATTTCAGATGCTTTACCAGTGGGATTAATCAATGCTGCAAGACCTGACTTTAAAGCGTTAGCACCTTCTGATGCATTAATACCGCCTTCTTTCATGGCTGCAATAAAGAATGTTAAGTCTTTTACGTCTCCACCTAATTGCTGAATAACTGGTGCTACCTTTGGAATGGCAGTAGTAATATCATCAAGAGATACAACTGTTTGGTTTTCTACTGCGTTTAAAAAGTTAATAGAGTCTGCAAGTTTATCGGATGACATACCAAATGCATTTTGTAAAGAAATGGTTGTTTCAAGTGCTTTTTGACTATCAATTTGACCAAGGACAGAAAGACGTGTTGCTTCTGTTGTTTGACGCTGTAAATCTAAACCTTGAAAACCTGCTGCTGCTGCCTCTGCTGCCAATCCAACAGTAGTAGAAACTGCAATGCCATACTTAGTAAATTGTTTTCCAAGTTCTGTAATATTATCTAAGGCAAGTTTAGTTTCTTCTTTTGGTGTAAACAAGTCTCCATAAACTTTTCTAAATTTAAGGGCTTGTGCTTCCATTTCCATAAATGTTCTTGTGGCAGTTGAACCAACAATAGTTAGTGGTATTGTAAAACCAACCATAAGTTGGCGACCAGCCCACTGTGTATTTTTACCAAAATTTAAAAGGTTGGTAGTACCTTGCTTCATTAACTGATTAAATAATGCTTGTTTTTGTGCTGCAACGGCTGTTTTTGTTCCGTAGTCTTGCATATTAAGGGAGGTAGGTCTAATAGCAATTGCTTCCATTGCCCCACTAGCATTACGACCCATTTTAATATATTGGGTTTGTAGTGTCTTTACACGTTCTTCGGCTACCTTGCCAATTGTGTCAAATTCTGATTTAAATAGTCTTCCAAAAGTTTTTGTAGATGCACCAGCATAGCGGAAGTATTCCCGCATTGAAAACTTATTTTTTTCTAAAGAATTAGTAAAAGATTCTGCGCTTGTTCTTACAGTTCTAAGTTCTGCAGAAAAAGCGCCAATTGAATTAATACTACCAATTAGGTTTTTCTGCAGAGACTTCTGAGCAATTGCTGCTGATTCGCTAGATTTAGCGATGGAAGAGTGAAACTGAGATATCTGTCTCTGTAAAGCCTTTAGTTGTGCTAACGCTGCAGACGTATCTATATTTACGCCAATATTAGCATTAACATCAGCCATGTATCACACCTTCTCTAATATATAATTATTCCTGTGTGTTAAGAATGTCGGTAACAGATGACAGATTAATGCCAGATGCCGCTTCAACAATTTTATACACAGTTGGAAGATCAAGTAGATCTTCTAGTTTTTGAATGTCTCCAGATAACTCTGGCTTGTATTGCTGCATAGCAATTTGTACACATTCAACGAGCAGAGTCATTGATTTCTCATTATCATCTGCAACCTTAGCCACCCCTTCAAACTTCTTCATAAATGGACGAAGAAGAGAGATTTTTAACGGGCGAACTGTTATTTTTGTTCCATCAATGAGGGTTACTTGTTCTGCCTCATGCGTGGTTGTCGCCATATTTCCTCCTATAGGTTATGTCAATTATAGCATAGGAAGGCTATTTTGTTAGGTCTTCGTAATCCAAACCCATGCCGATACCAAACCCTGCTTTCTGTGCATTAATACCCTGTAATGCTAAAACATCATTGCTATCATTTGTTTTGCCTTTACTAAATACTCTGGCTTTCATGTCTTCCCACTCTTTTTGACCTTTGTCTTTATTTGATTCCTTATCTAGGTCTACCCCTTGAATTGCAGCCATAAACTTCTTTTCTGTGTAATCTAACTCTCTACTTACCTCTAGGGTTGCCATAAGTTCTGGCATAGATAATGATGTTTCTAATTCTTGATAGTCTTTCCATATACCCAGCAAAAAAACCTCAGATTCTAACTTTGCAAGATCTAGAGTTTCCCAGGTTTGACCACTGTCTAATGCCTGATTCTTGACTGGTTCTTCTGACTTTTTATTAATTTTAATTCCAGCAGCGGTGTCTAATACTTTATATATTGTAGGCATATCTATACTATCTTCTACATCTTCAACGCTTTTGGATATTGATGGATAATATTGTTTCATACATACCCGCACACATTCAACTAATACCGCCATGGCTTCATCATCATTTTTTGTTTTTTTTATTGTTTCAAAGGTTTGCATAAATTCACGTAAATATTTTATTTTTAATGGTATTATTTCTAATTCCGTACCATCAAATAAATATATTGTTTGAGATGTATATATTGTAGTTGCCATATAAATTCAATTTTACCATAAAACAACAAAGCCCACATCCGAAGACATGGGCTATGTAGAATAGTTAGACTATTAAGACAATAGGTCTCCGAAGGTACGATCAACGATCTTACCGTATGAGCCTGAAGTATCTTCTGGTAGCAAACGGAATGAAACTTCAAACATTGAAGCCTCGTCACGCTTTGCTGAAACTGTTACGTTTTCAATTGACAAAGCACGGTATGCTGTGTAAACACGCTCCACGAATGGAGAATCTACGCAATCACCTGTACCAGGTCCTACTGCAACAATTCCACGCTCTACTGGACATTCTCCGATATCTCCACCTGATAGGTTTAAAACCTGTCCTGTGTGTGATGCCTTTGAACCAGATAGTTCGTCTGAGTTAAATGCTAGAGCCAAAAGAAGGTTCTCAAGGGTAGCCTCAGCAAAAGCAGTTGCAAGATTTACTTGCATACCTTGCTTGTAAAGTTTAGCAACGTCAAGAATTTGGTCAACCTGAACTTCACCGAAGTCTGGTTGGAACTGTAATTCAAGACCGTTCATGGTATAACCCACGTTTGTATAGCCTGCATCGTCAGCAAGGGTTTCCTTGAACGATACTTCTGTACTAAAAGTCTCCAGAGTATTTGGAGTTAGGGTTGTATCTGCAACGAAAAGTGCTGCAGCACCAACGATAATGTTGGTCGATGTTCCACGACTATATGCCATTTATTCACCTCTTTCCATAGAAATAGATATTAAGTTGTTTGGCGTTTGTTTCCTCAGATTAATTATAACACCATTTATGTATACCGCTGGGCAAGGCTGCCAACGGCTTGGGTATGATAGTCATACTCTATTACAAGTTTATTTAGACCCAGAGTTCTGGCAGATGACAATTCTAAAATATCTCTACTTTCATCTAATTGATAGACCTTTATATTATGAAAAAATACATTTTTAGGAATTGGGTCTCCATTGTCATCAAGAACGTCATTTTGAGATATCCAAAGATTTAGATCTTGGGCAGCAGCATCTTCTCGATCTAGGCATTCAATAATAACCCTAGTAGTGTCAATAAGTTTTGAAAGGCTAGGGCTATAGATAAAGTATACTAATTGCTCTCTTTTGTGTCTATAAAAAGGACTTGGTCTAAATCTAATAAGCCTATCAAAAATAATAACTGTTGTATCTGGATTGTTTCTAATAAATGGAGTTCCATCATAAATACCCTCAACATTCTCAGGAAGTTGTGCTGGAAAAAATGGCTGAAAAGGTTCTGGTCCAGTTGGCATTAACCCAAATTCTTTAAGTTCACTATTAATAAAAGCATTTACAAAGGTTGGTGGAAAGCCAGTTTCATTTAAAATATTAGATGCCATAATACTATTCTACACTAACCTTTGCATTTATAATCCATTTAAACCCAGTATCAATACCCTTTGATCTGCCAAGCCTTGAACCACTTTTTATATTTTTCTTAAATATTGTTGGTTTTTTAATATAATCATAGATTCCGCTAGCACGTAAAAAAGATTGTTTAAAATATCTAGAAATAAATTCATCCATAGTTTTTTCAAAAGAACCTCTAGCCTGACTTCCTCCAGGGTTTGATATTACTACAGATTTTTTAGTAAATACGGTTTGCCCACCTTCATTAAAAACAAGTACTGGAGATCTTGTTGGTTTAATTGTAACAGGAATACCTTCTTCCATAATTTTTGCTTTATTATAAAATGGAACATTTGAATCTTTTTTTACTGTTCTTGATTGTTTAAAACTAGAGTTAATGCTCAACCCTAAATTACTAACAGTATAATTAATATCGAATAATCTTGCAGATGGGCTTCCAGTTTGATACCACTCATAAACATGTTGTAGTGCTGCAGGATTGCCCCTTGCAGAAACATCTACATATCTAGCCATAGACTCTATTGTTGCTGCACCTAAATTTTTTAAAAAAATGTTTTTGCCTTTTTGGGCACCATCTAGAAAACCAATTGCATAGTCAATAATATTGTTCATCTCTTTATCAAAACTTTTAGTGTTTGTTCTAACTATCATTAGTCGCCTATGGTTTGATTTTCTGTTCTACGTAATAATATTTTAAAGTATTCTACAGAGCCAAACGGACCTGTAAATGGATCTACGGTTGCTACTTCATAGATTGTTCCACGACCAGATCTTGGTCCTGCAGTTTCTCTATAAATAACTTCATCTCCTGAGTTACGGATATTGGTAACTAAAATGTTATTAATAGCGTTATCTGTATTATTTGAAGATGTTCTTGGGTCTAGTCTTGTTCTTGCTACTAATTTATTTTCATGTTGTAAAAATGCTTCTGGCTTAATTTGCTCAGTTCCCGCTCCGCCAATAGATGTTGCGTTTAGTGTAATTGTTCTATCATAAAACCATTGCCTAGTTGCTTGACCATACTGCGTTTGGGTTATAACTGGATAATACAGGTCTGCCTTCATTGGATATAGAAAGTCTGTCTCTGCACAGCATTCCATTATAAAACTCCTGGGCGTATAATATTTTCTATGTATTTATCTAGGATTTTATCTACTAATATATTTCCAGTACCCTCAAATAAAGTTTTATCATATTCAATCTTAAACTGATCTGTGCTATAGTTTTTAACATATCTTTTGTAGTAGTCTAGCCTTCCACATTTAATATCATCAATAAGCATTAATGTTGCATCTTGAATATCATATGGAACAACTTTATAACCTGTTTCCGCTAAAACAATATAATCTGCGCCTTCTGAAAATGCAACTCCTGGAACAATAGTTTGAGTGTTTCCACTATCCTCTGTATCAAATAAACTCATAGAATCAGACACGCCTACAGGTATACGAGAATATCTTCTTTCTGCACGGTTTATAGAATCAACGTTTTCAAGTGGGTCTTTAGTAATTGCTGTCTTATCTTTAGTTATTAAAAATGTATAATCTGTTAATGCTGGTCCATCTTCATTTTCTATATCATATACAAGTTCTGCATTTTCATATATTTTTAAAAGTTTATGTGTTTTTTTCCAAAGCGGTAGATAATCATTTCCTTGACCAACAACCTCTAAATAGGTTCTATCGTAATAAAATCCGCCAGTAATATTGTCAATTATTGTTCTTGCTAAACCTTCATAACTCTTATACAAGGCTATATCACTTGCAATACCTGATGTAGCAAGTGCAACTGGATCCACATATGGTCGTAAAATTTCTAGGTTATCTTCTACAACAATATCTCCACGAACAAGGTTTTCTCCAGATGATCCACCATCTTCGTATATTGTTAATGCATATGACTTATCATATTTAATAAAATTACCATCCAAAGAATAGGTAATTTCTTTGCTAGCGTTAGACTCTACAGCCTCTTCAACTTCAGTTTGTTCTGCAACATTTTCAATAACAATTATATAGTCAGCGTTAGCGTCTGGAACTGTATATGTTACAGAAAGTGGGTATGGAGGAAGACGTAATATCTGCATTTTTATTTACCGTAGTATGAGGCTACTTCTTCTGGCGGTGCAATACGTACCAGTTTGTGTGTTAGCCACTTTTCCGATGCCTCCTTTGAGACTATGTTGTACCCTACTTTTAAAGCCCCTAGGTTATCCATATGTAAGTTTTTTTGTGAATATAGGGCTACTTTATTTAATAAACTTTTTGCTTTTTCTAATTCCTCTACTCGCTCTTCTGTATCTACTGGGGGAATCCAACTAGCAAGAATTTCTAATATTTCAAGTTTAGTATTTGCGTCAAATAGTTCGATGTTATTTTTCTTTGCATATGCCTTTAATGCCATTACAGTTTTAGTTGATAACTCTTCAATTGTTAAATTCATAACTCTCCTATGCTTATTTGTAATTATACCAGAATAAGAATAAGGAGGGTAGTTTTTACGCTACCCTCCCTAATATTTGATCCTTTAGATCTTAGGAATCAGCACTATCTGAGTCAACATAAGCGACTGCATCTAGTTCTTCCCATTGAATACCAAAACGTACGAATACGGTGTACTCAATTGTGTCTTTCTTTGGCTTGTATTCACGGTTTACAGTGATGTCTCTCTGGAAGCCCCATACACGGT